CTCGATCCTCGCTTCAGAGGCCGCCCCGGATACTTCGGCGGTGTTGGGGCGCTCGATGCGCCAGAGGCGCGAGAGCCTCCTGCAAGCCTCTGCGCGATCGGTGTCATGTCCGCCCAGCGTTCCGGATGGACCTCGACATGGATCCAGTCGTTCCCAGCGCCCGGACTCTTGTTCACCCAGCCTCGGCCTGCTTCCCAGTAGCGGGTCCGCTGGTACTGGTGGATCCGCTGGATCCCCAGCTCGGCGGAGTGCTCGATCAGCCAGGGCAGGATCTCCGCTTCGAGCACCTCGATGCCGGGGCCGCCGTGGCGGGCCCCGTAGCCCGCATCGAGAGCTGCGCCGAACGCGTGAGAGCTCCATGCAGTCCCGCCTCGAATCGGGCGGACCGTGTAGATCCCGAGATTCTTCAGGCCCCAGCGGGCGCGAAGCTCGGCGGCGATCAGGAGCAGGTTCGGCGACGCGGCGGTGAATGGTGCGCCAGGTGTGCGGCCTCGGTTCCAGGAGATGAACGAGGACGCGACGGTCACGCGAGCTCCGCGAACGAGGTGAGGATCGTGACAGTGTGCGTCCCGGATCCGACGACGCACCACAGCTCCTCGTTCGGCGGGATCTCGATCGTGAAGTTCGTGTTATTCGAGATGACCAGACCGTTCGCAGTGGTGACATCTGCGCCGCCGATGTACATGTCGTTTCCACCTGGGCGGATCACGACAGTCCGCGTCTCGTTCACTGCTTTCGAGACGATCTTGACTGCGGTCGTCGAGATGCTGGTCGTGGTGGAGATCATGTCCGCTCTTTCTTTTTGATGATCGGGTCGACTGGTTTGCCGGTGATTGCGGCCATGCCGTTGCCGACCGAGTAGCCGACGATCATGGTGATGATGGGGAGGCCTTGGTCGGTCTCGATCGCGTCAACGGCGAGCAGGACGGTCATGCAGATCAATGCCACGAGGGCGATCAGGGCTTTGGACGGGTTGACGCTCATGCGAAGATCCACCAAATCAAGGCGGCGGTCATGGCGATGATGGCGATCGGCAGTTTCATTACGCGGCCTCGTAGCAGAATTGAAACGAGATTTGGTCAGTGTTCGCAAGAGCCAAGTTGGGAGAGATGCCCCATTCCGAGCCTGTCTGATAGAGGAATTTGGCGGTCGTCGAGTTGTTGAGGATTGACGCACAGTTGTAGAGCGTGTTTGTTGATGCGTCATACAGCCACAACGCACCAATGTTGCGACCTGTCACCGAGGCAGCGGTAATAGGCAAGCCAACAAGAACAGCGTTGCCTGCCGTACCTGCACCCGTGCAGGTCATGTGAACATCAACCACGATCAGTTTGTTGATTTGGCAATACTTGGCATAGTTGACGGTCTTGGTCACCGTAACGCTTTGGGTGAGTGTCGGCGTATAGGACTCCCATGCGGCCCCGATGCTGTTCATCGTGGCGGCGGTCAACACCTGTCCTGCCGATAATCCTGCCGTGTACTGCGTAGCCATTAGTTCACCATCCGAGTCTGTCTGTGTCGAGAATACCGAAATACGAGTTGTTGAGAATGAACTGTGAGAACACTGTGATCGGAGTCAGGTACATCGTGCAGTATGTTCCGCCAGGTGTCGCGTTCACTCGGATCCCCGTGTTCGTGCAGGCGACCGTCGTGTCAGAAGCTGCGCCAGGTGCGCGATAGCTCACGTTTATGAGCGACGGAGCGTTACCGAAAACGAGGCCCGCGAACGGTGCATTCGTAAACTCTCCCGAGGTCATGGTTGACGCTTCCTGAGTCCACAGACTCTGGTTCTGTGCGTCGACGAGGAAGTCGACCTCGAATCGGAATCCGTCGTCGGAGAAAGCGTTCGCATACCAGTTCGCCGCGTCGAGGGCCTGAGCGGTCGTCGAGTAGTACGTCTCCAGGTTGTACGCCTTTTCGCCGTATGAGCTGACGCTCGACGCGTTGTTCGCGGTCTGTGCGGCGACTCCCGAGGACGCGGTGACGGTGACCTCGTTGTAGAACGGTTTTCGGAATCGGAACCTGCGGATGTTCTGGTAGCCGAGCTGAGTCGAGGAGACGGTGCGTCCGATCGTGCAGGGCGAAACGACGAAACCGTTCAGAAACGAGATGTATCCGATTTCGCTGTAATTGTTGCTGGCGATGATCGCGTTCTCGGCGTTCGCGAGGTTTCGGAGGTAGTCGGTCGGCGATCCTGTGTACGTTTGGGCCGCCATGTTGTATGTGCTGGTTCCCGTACCGGGCAAATAGTTGATCGTCAGCGGGACGAGCGCATCAAGACTGGCGACTTGTGCTTTAGTGGTTCCTGCGGCGATCGAGGCGCTGGTGAGCTGTTGAAGCGATGTCAGGCCGAGAGCGTTATAGCAGGTGACGACAATCGTCGAGTTGTTGCCAGTGTTCGGTTCGTCGTCGTAGTCCATTGTTGCGACACGGCCTGCGACCTGTGAATAGCCTGTCGCGCCGATCTTGAACTCGACGGTCAGTGTCGAGTTGATCGTCAGCGGGAACGTCGATTCGGTGTTGTTGTACAACGTCGCGACCAGTGCGACCGTCGAGGTCGGCGAGTCGACAGATTCTCGACCGAGCATGTATGAGAACGATTTCGTGATGCTGGTGTAATCGGTCGCCCACTGGTAGTAGCTCATCAGCGGACTGCCAGAGGTAGCGATCCGTTGATGGAGATGTACTGGCGGAGCGCGGCGACGACCTGGTTCGGGTCTGCGCCGTGGACGTTGATGTTGATCGTGTTTCCGCCCATCAGGCCGCTCCGGTCGAGCGGGACGACTGCTTCGGGGCCTGCTTCGCCGATCATCGCGATCGTCGGGCCTGTGACGATGCCGCCCTCGGCGAGTCGGGGGAGCTTGACCTCTGGGATCGATCCGAAGTTGACGAACGGGCCCGCGGCGAAGTCAATCGCGTCGAGAGCCTTGTTCAGGCCTTTGATCGCGAAGTTCAGGCCCCATTCGATCGCGCCGAGAACGCCGTTCACTGCTGTCTTGAACGCTCCGACCAGACCGTCGAAGATGGTGCTCGCCATCATTCGGATCGACTCGAAAGCGGTTGAGAACGCGCCGACGATCCCGCCGAGGACCGTCTTGACGGTTTCCCACCAGAGGCGGAACGCCGCTTTCAGAAAGTTGATCGTCTTTCCGAAGATGTCGAACTTCGCCTGGAGGGCGATCAGGGCGGCGACGATGCCGAGGATTACGACCGCTCCGGTCGCGACCCAGAGCGCCGAAAACGATGCTGTGAGCGCCGTGTTCAGTGCGGCGGTGACCGCCTGGATCGCGTTGTAAACCGTGAGGCCCGCGTTTATGGCGAGGATCGCGGCGGCGAGCGTTCCGATCACCAGACCGATAGTGACGATGAGTCCCGTGTTTCTCTGAACGAACTCGCCCATCTGCTGAAGCTTTGGGAGGAGCTTCTCGATGATCGGGAGGAGGGCCGCGCCGATCGACTCTTTCGTCTCCTCCAGGGCGATTGACATGCTCTTGAACTTGCCCGAGGTGGTGTTCGCCGCTGTCGACGCTTGATCCTTGAACGTCGACGCAAGGTTCCCGAACAGGATGTCCGCGTCGCCGCCCTTGTCGATGATTTTCGCGAGCTGCGGGTCGAGCGCTTTTAGGGCCTTGAAGTTGCCGTTATACGCTTTCGAGAGCGCGTCAGCGACTGTCCCGAGGTCTTTCCCTGTGCCCGCCGAGATGTCGAGGGCGAGGCCGAGGAGGTCTTGAGCCTGGGCGACATCGCCTGTACCGCGGACGAGCGAGTCGAGCGCGGGTCGGAGCTGATCGTCGGACACTGCCGCCGCGATCGAGGTCTTTGAGATGAAGTCCTCGACAGACTGGATCTGCTTGTCGGTCGCCCCGGTGACGTTCGTGATCGTGGTCGCGAGCTTCTGTGCTGCCGCGTCATCTTCGGCGAACGCTTTCACTGCGGAGAAGCCTGCGACGGCGAGGCCGCCCAGGGCGGCGGCTGCGGGAAGCGCCGCTTTCTTGATCGCGAACGCCGCCTTTTCGCCGTTCGTTTCCAGCTTCTTGAAATCGGCGATCGCCTTGTTCAGTCCGGACGGATTCCATTCGGAGACGATCGGGAGCGAGATAGCCATTAGCGTGTCACGATCCGTCCGGTGGTCGCGTCGGCGACCTTGTTCACGACATCGGCGAGGCGACGCATCGTCGGATCGACGTTTCGTTCACCTGCGAACCAGAGGAAACGAGACGGGCCGCGTCCGAGCTTTGAGGTCAGGTCATCAGCAAAGTTCGGGCGGGCGAGGAGCTTGTTTCGGTTCCGTGTCTGGTTCGGGCCTCGACCTGCCATGTCAGTGATTGCGAGCGCGGCAGTCTTTGTTATGACCTTGACGACTCCCACGGATTCCCACTGTGCGCCCTGCTGGAGGTTCCGTCGGCGGGCTTTGCGCGTGTCGATCTTCGCGACGACCGCTTTCTGTTGACTGGTTTTCGTCCAGGAGGTGCGCCCGTTGTGCTTCATGCCCTGAAGCGGGGCGGACGACGGGATCGAGTCCTGGATCGGTGGGATCATCGTCTCGCGGACGATTCCGAGCATCTCTTTCGAGATTGCGGTGCGGAGAGCAGGCGACACTTTCTGAAGCTCGCGGAGCGCCTCCTTGAGCCCGTAGTACTCGATCGCGACGGTCGCGGTCATGCCTGTCCTCCTTTCCTGTCTCGGTTTATGGCCTGAATCACTGTCGCCAGATCATCGAGCTCGAATGGGATGTCGGGAGGCCAGAAGCCAGTCGCGGCGCATACGTCCGCGAGCTGACGACTCAGGCCTCCTCGGTAGGGTTTGCTGCTTCGGCCTCGACGACAGTGATCTCGTCGATCTTCTTGATGAAGTCGTCAAACATGGCGGGGATGGTGATCCCGGCGATCTTGCTCGCCTCGTACGCCATGAACGCGAGGTCCTCCATCTTGATGTCGGTCGCGGTTTTCTTGAACTTCCGCTCCCAGAGAACGATCACATACAGGTTCGTCGAGACGATGTATTCGTCGCCTGCGACGGTGGTGTACTTGATCTTCAGCTTCACGTTCGGCCTCCTGCGTTCTAGTTACCTGGAGGGTACTAGATCAGGTGATGTCGCGAGCGGAGGATCCGCCCTTGAACAGGGCCTCGACGACGGAGAGCTCGCCGACGGTCGAGTTGATCGGGGTGATCTTCTCCAGGTAGCAGTTTGTGATCGTGTACTCGGGGTTAGAAACCGACTCGACGGTTCCCGACGGGGAAATCACCAGTGTCGCGGCGGTTCCCCAGGCGGAGTAGAGGATCGCCTCGATTTCGCCTGCGCCGTAGCTGTTGAACAGCGTCAGGGTGACTTCGTTGTTTTCGAGGCCCGCGGTGAACACTCGCGCAGTGCCGCCGAACGCGGTGCTTTCGAGCGCCTCTTTCGTGAGGCTGATCTCGCACTTCGAGCAGTTGTCGGTCAGGTCGGTCGTGGTTGCGCCGACGGTCAGGTTGATCGTCGCGTTCCCGAGGAATGTGGTGGTGGCCATGTCTGTTTCTTTCTGTTCAGGAGCGGCGGGCGCTCATTCTTACCGTGAGGTCGTATGACGGGATCTCCTGTGATCCGACGACCGTGAGAGACGGTCGGCCTGACATCACGACGATCGAGCTGTTGAACAGTGTGTCCATCGTCGTCAGGAGGTAGTCGGTTGCGTCCTGGTTGCCGGGTGGCGCTGCCAGGATTCGGATCGTGAATGTGAGGTCGGCGACGCTGTTGACCTGTCCAGCGTTGAACGCGTCGAAGCTCGGAGGCTCGACGAAGATGGTGAGCGGTCGAGCGTTCCGTGCGTCGGTGACGGGAACCAGTCCGAGCGCGGTGATCGCGTTCTTGAGTGCCGTCGTCGCGTCGACGAAGATTCCGGATGCCATGTCACGCGACCTGACTCCGCTTGATTCCGAGGAGCTGGTTTACGCGGCCCATCGTCATGACAGGTCCCGCTGCGCTCATCGCCTCGAAGCTCTGAAACGAGTCGATCGATCCGCGTTCGCGGTACAGGCCCGCCGCGTAAAGGATTGCGCCCATCTTCACAGCGTCCGAGGGGACGGTCGTGAGCGAATCGTGGTAGCCCGCCTGGACTCGTCGAGCGAAGCACCATGCGTTCGAGGCGTTGACTGCTTGGGCGAGGAACGCGGTGTCGTTCGCGGTCGCGGCGCTGATGCCGAGGAATACCTCGACATCGGCGGACACGATCCAGGTGCAGGTCTGCGTCCAGGTGATCGTCCCGTACGGGGACACTGGTTCGCGCTCGATGTCGTCGCCTGCGTCCTGAACCATCAGCTGATTCAGGATGATTACCTCGTCATCGAACCACGGGTCGCCCTCGTCGTCGAGGCCGCGGTACAGGTGCGTCGGAACTGCGATCACGACATGCGATCCGTTCAGGGCCGCGTCGCATCCTGCGATCGTGATCGTCTGTCCGACCGCGATGTCGGTCGTCTCCAGGGTCTGGATCACAGCGACATCATCGATGCGCTGTTGATGCGTGACTGTGAACGTCGCCATGATCCAGACTCCCGGTGCTCGCGTCGATCAGGTGAGCTTGACGAACTTCGTCGCGTCGACCATCTTCGTCGCGAAGTAGCCGCGGAACGCGATCGTGCGGGACAGGGTGCTCGGAGCGTCGATCGAGATCGCGCCCTTTTGCTGTTCCCAGATCTGGTAGCCCGACGGCTCGCCGACGATCACAGTGTCCGCAGCGAATCCGCGATCCACGACGACGCGCAGACCGAACGCTTCGCCGACGCTGTTCGCGCCAGACGGGACCTGCGATCCGAACGCGTTCATCGGCGCGGTCGGCGCGAGAAGCGGACGGCCCGTCGTGTCGACGAGCTTGCCGAGATACGCGAACATGTTCGGCGACAGCCAGAGATGGGTGGGCAGGTTGCCGTTCGAGTTCGTCAGGATGGTCGAGGCGGCATCGTAGATGTCGCTCACCCATTCCGACGGCGAAGTCGGATCGGTCAGGACGGCGGACTGGCTGCATCCAGCGAGGAGCTGATCCGCCGCGTAGTTGTCAGTTTCGTACGCATACACGCGGGCCATGTCGTCGAGCATCGATCCGATGATCTCGGGCGAGCTCCAGTCGATGATCTGCTCGGAGACGGACGCGTAGCCGCCGAAAGTCAGTTTCGTGATGTCGTAGCTCGCGACCGCGTACGTCGAAGCGGTCAGCGTTCCGAGCTGCGAGGCCTGCTGTCCGACGCTGTTGTGGGTGTTGACGTACGGGACGCGGAACACTGCGCCGTCGGCGGGCATGGCGCGAACGCCGCAGCTGTCGACGACAGGGCGACGGCCCTGAAAGTTGTTGTAGATCGGCGAGAGCAGAACCTCGGGCAGGAAGCCGTCGTTTCCGGTGGTGGTGACATCGGGGGCGGCGGCGCGGAGCTGCTTCTTCACGGCTTCGGCGGCTTCGCCTCCGCGCAGGATCCCAGCCATGTATTCAGCGGGGCTGGGCATACGGGCCGGACGGGCGGCCTGAGCGTAGATCGGATGGGTCGCCGCAGCGGCCTCGATCGGATGGGTTTCGGTTTCCATGTTCTCCTCCTCGGAGTCTGTGGTGGTGGTGGTTTCGGGTGCGTCCTGTGCTTCTGGTTCCTCCGCGGCGGACGCACTCACGGAGAGAATCTGGGCCTCCGCGTAAGCGGGGACCGTGACCAGGCTGAGTTCCAGCATTTTCGCCTGGGAGACGAGCATCGTCCCCTGTGCGCTGGTCGTGAACTTGACTGGCATCGCGCCGACGGACACGCTGTCGAGCGCTCCCATCTTCAGGAGCTCGAGCGCGTCGTCGCCTGCGCGAGTCGGTGCGATCTTCGCCTCGAACATCAGGCCCTCGTCGGTGGATACGAGCGCCGTGACCTTGCCGATGACGCGAGTGTCGTCGTGGTATTCGAGAAGCTTCACGGAGGTCGGGTCGTCGGCGATCGAGCCTTTCTGGAAGACGACCGACTCGCCTCCTGAGAGGACGGCCTCGGTATCCCACGGGACCGCGACTCCGGTGATGGTGCGCTTCGGTTCCCCATCGGGGGCGGCAGCGTCGAGGGTGACGAGCTGTGCTTTCAGGCGGATCATGCGTCCTCCATGTCGGGGCTCGGGACTGGTACGCGTACCGAGGCGGGATCTTCGATCTCTACGTCCTCGACGAGCGCGTTCTCGGACAGGTAGTCGTCGAGATCAAACTTCACGAAACGTCCTCGCGGGAGAATGTTGTTCATCGAGAGTGTTTCCTGGATGCAGTCGAGGTACTGCTTCGCGCCGAACAGGTAGAGGTCCTGTCGGGCCTGCTGGGCGTTCGAGTATGTGAACGATCCCGGTACGCCGATGCCGAGCAGGTAGGGCGGGATCCCAGTGTGACGCGAGAGTTCGAGCGCCTGAAACTGGCGGGATTCGACGAGCTGAAGCTTCGACGGATCCGAGGAGAACTCTTTCCAGGTGACCGCCGAGTTCAGTGCTCCGACGGCGGAGAAGCGGCGAGCGTTCGCCCATGCGGCGGCGAGCTCTCCGAGATCCTCGGACGACATCGGTTCGGAGGTGTCGGTCTGCTGGAGGTAGCCCGCGGCGATCTCGGTCGAGGCGAAGCGGTCCGCCGCCTGATCGAGTTTCAGTGCGGTCGAGATGGATCGGGCCGCGATGTAGATCAGGCCCTGA